ACAAAATTTAAGGCATTATTTAAAAATGTTGATGGTTATAAGATGGCTATGATGATGGCTAGTAAAGATGGTGTTTCCGAATGGCAGGGCATGTTAAAGCAGATTAACGAAGGCAGTGCTTCGACGCTCGATAAAATGTGGAGTCAAATGCAAACACCAGGCGAAAAAACACAACAGGCAATGACCGACCTTGCGAATGCGTGGGTAACAGTCGGTGATGCGCTGGCGCCTGTGTTTACTAAATCAGCAACAATGATTAAAACCCTTTTAGCTGCATATAATGGATTATCTGATGGACAAAAAGCCCTGATTGCAAACGTAATTCAGTTTGTTATTGTGTTTGGTGCGCTTACAGTCGCAGTCGGTGGGGCAATGTCTTTAATCGGTACATGGATTGGATTAGTGTCCGGCATAGTGCCAGCCATTGAAGGAATTGCCGGTGCTGCAAAGTTCGTTGGTAAAAACCTACTAGGCCTGACAAAAATATTTAAACTCGTAGGAATGGCCGCAAGATTTTTATTTGCGAATCCTATAGGCATCGCCATTATGGTTATTATTGGTTTGTGTTATCTGATTTACACGTATTGGACACCGATCAAAGAATTCTTTGTGACTCTTTGGACAGTCATCGTAAATACGTTTAATACGTCGATTCATTCGATAAAAGAATTTTTTGTTGGTTTATGGATTGGTATTTTATCCATAGCAACAACTGGTGGCAATGTTTTAGGATCTATCATAAACTGGATTGCTGATTTTTTTACAAATGGCTTTGATACAATGTCCAATATTGTCGGAGATATTTTAAATGGTCTACTCAATAATATTTCTATTATCATTACGGGCATTGTTGGTGTATTCAGTGGGATTATTACGTTTTTAACTGGTGCGTTTACAGGCGATTGGAGTATGGCTTGGCAATGTATTGTTGATGTGTTTAGTAGTATATTCAGTACGATTGCGGTTATTTGCAATAATGTTTTGGGTACAGTAAAAGCTTCGATCAATGATATTATCAGCGGCATCAATTCCGTTAGTGTTGATATACCGGACGGGGTGCCGCTGGTTGGCGGTCAGCATTATCAACCAGCTATCCCTATGCTTGCGAAGGGTACGGATAATTGGCGCGGCGGCCCAGCTATGATTCATGATGCAGGCCCGGAAATTGTCGATTTACCAAACGGAACACGTGTTATTCCACATGATAAATCAATGGATCAGGAATACCAAAGAGGAAAAGCAGATAGTAAATCCAATGGAGTTGTTCTAAGTATACCGAAATTAGCAGATACAATCATTGTCAGAGAAGACGCAGATATTGATAAAATTGTTGAAATGTTAGCTTTTAAATTAAAAAGTTATGCCATTAATCAGGCAGAGGGCGCAGTTTAACATCATAGTTATAGATCGCTCATTCGCTCGCGCGAATGAGCATTATGTTCTTCAAAAGGAGTGGATGGCGTGAGTAGTTTTTTAGATAGTTTAGTTTCAAGCCTTACGAGTAGTAACAGTACACAAAATCAAGCGCCAAAAGTATATTTACAAAATGCAGGAAGCAAAATACAATTTCCGATTCCACCAAGTTCGTTTGAAGTGAATATCAAACAAAATAATACAATCGTAAATATAAACAGCCTTGGCGAGTTAAATATGCTGGGAAAAACAGGCTTAATCACCTTGTCTTTAAGCTCCTTCTTTCCGAATCAAGACTATAGTTTTTGTCAATGTACACCAGACAGTCCGTATAATTATGTCAAAACAATTGATGGCTGGAGAACTGGTGGTAAGCCATCAAGAATAACAATAAGCGATACCCCGATAAACTATGCAGTCACAATTGATAATTTTAAATTCAGTGAAAAAGACGGTACAGGTGATGTTTATTTTACACTGGATTTTCATGAATATAAATTTGTTGGCGGCGCACTTGATAACACTGTGAATTCCGTTACGGGTTTAAAAGATCGTACCGATACATCAAGCTTATTGGATACGGTCAAGAATATAACGGTATACTCTGGCGACTCCCTTATGGACGTAGCAAGCAGGACATTGGGGCAAAATGTTAGTGTTAACACTGGTACAAAAAGTTATTTAAGTTTGTATGCTGCTTTGGTTAAACGTGGTGGGGTTACGGCTGGCGACGTTTTGAAGGTAACGAAAAATAATACAATTAAAGTCGGTGGTTCGAATGTTCAGCTGTAAAGTAAATGGTAAAGATATTTCGGATTATGTAATAAGCTATCAATGGCAGGGGGATACAGATCAGGCTGGTCGAAAACTGGATTTTAGTATTGCCTATAATATGAAAGATAAATCATTTTTAAACCTTAATGTGCTTATCGGAAACACAGTTTATTTGTATTTTAAAGATGACACTGTTATAAATGCGGCGCCCATTGAAATATTTCGGGGCGTTGTTTTTATGCGGCAAAGGAACACAAACAATTTTACCTTTGAGTTCACAGCCTATGATAAGTTGATTTATTTAGCGAAAAGCAAAACCACCAGAAAGTTTTCTAATATTACAGTTGAATCCGTTATAACGCAGGTAGCAAATGAAATGAATATAGAAATAGGAACGATTTGTCCTATTGGCGTTTATGTGGATTTTATTGCAGATAATATGAGTTGTACGGAGATCATAAAAAAAGCTTTTACTATGGCTTACTGGACGAATGCCAAGCAATACCATATGTATATGAATCAGGATAAATTATATGTTGTTGAGCGCAGCGAAACCATTGAAAACTATATTGCTAGTGATTTGGTCAATGTAGAAAGTACGAATCATTCTGAATCGATCGAGGATATGATCAACACGATTATGATTGTGGATAGCAATGGTGCGGTCGTAAATACCATAAACAATGTTTCTGATTTAGCGGCTTATGGAAAATTACAAGACGTTTATAAAGTCGATCCAAAGCAAGATACACAGACAGCCGCGAAGGGACTGCTTAAAACCGTTTCTTTTAAATCATCTTTATCTGGTATAGGTAACATTCAATGTATTACGGGTTATGCGATTACCGTGCAGGAAGAACAGCTTAAAGGTAAATTTACGATCCTTAGTGATAGACATTCTATAGCAAATAATGTTCATACGATGGAATTAACCTTAGAATTTTTGGCGGTGGTGAGTTAATTGAAAGAAAATCCTTATTCTACAATTTTGGGCTTGATGAAAGATACAAGCATTAACAGCAATTCCCCTAGTATTCAAATCGGTAAAATAATTGCTTCGCCACCAGAAATTCAAGTTTCATATAACGGTATTATTTTAGATTCTAAAGATATATGGATCTCCAGTTATTTATTAATTGGCTACACTCGTACAGCAAAAGGACATATCGTTAGTGCTACACAGGATGCGTCTGGCGGCAGTGGTGAAGCACAATACGCCAGTCATAACCATGCGATAGATAATGACTATACAGACTCAATTATCTATACGGATACCTTGGTGGCTGGTGACTATGTTTCTATTATGCCGATGGTTTCTGAAGACAACAGCAGCCAGCAATACATTATTTTAGACAAGATTCAGAGGTGTCAATAATATGAATCCTTTTGTAGCAGGACCAACAGACAGTACAACAGCTTCAACTTTACCGATTTTCACGGAATACAATTGGGATTTTGAACATGATTATTTTATCTATATCGGTGGAAAACATGAAATTGTGACCGAAAACGAAGCCTTAAAAGTTTGGATTTATAAAGTTTTAAAAACGGAACGTTGGCGATATCGCGTTTATGATAATGCTTATGGAATTGAACTTGAACAATTTATAGGGAAGTCGACAAACAACGGTGATTCTTCGATACAGGTTCAGCGTTATATTAACGAAGCCTTATTGATAAACCCCTATATTCAAAGTATTGATAACGTCACTTTCACAAACGAGAGTGACGTTTTAGATTTTACGATTGAACTAACAACGATTTACGGCAGTTTAACAGTATCAAGTTAATAGAGCTCCCGCTCTTTTGAGCGGGAGCTCTATTAATAAAGGAAGGTAACCAAAATGAGTTTTGAAATGAAATCAGAAAGTGATATTTTAACCGCGTTAAAAGCAGACTTAGCAACTGTATCCAATGGTCAGTCTACCATAGAAGGTTCTTTTAATAGTGATATGCTAACCGCCAATGCAGTGGAATTTGAACAAGCTTATGCTGAAATGCAGCAAATGATACAGGCGAATTTTGCGACGACTTCGTGGGGGGATTACTTAACATCACGTGCTAGTGAATATGGAGTTGTCCGAAAAGAAGCAACAGCCGCAACTGGAATTATAAATATTATGGGTACAGCAGGATCAACAATTATTCAGGGCAGCCTTTTTGCAACAAGCCAAGGTGTTAATTTTTATACAACGGCTTTTTCAACAATTGGCACGGACGGAACAGCATCAATCAATATTCAATGTAGTGCCAGCGGAACAGTAGGCAATGTGGCGGTCGAACTTATTACAAAGATACCAATGAGTATTCCGGGCGTTACATCTTGCACAAATTCGGTTGCTTGCCAGAATGGTTTTGATCAAGAAACGGATACCGAGCTATTAGCGAGGTATCTATTGAAAGTAAGAACACCAGCAACTAGCGGCAATAAATACCATTATCAGCAATGGGCGTTGTCAGTTGCTGGCATAGGGCAGGCGAAAGTTTTGCCTTTATGGAATGGCAATGGAACAGTAAAAGTTATAATCGTTGATAGTAATAATGCTACTGCCAATGCTACCTTGATTCAAAACGTGACAGATTACATTGAAACAGTTCGTCCAATTGGTGCGACTGTAACCGTGACCAGTCCGGCGCCATATCCTATTGATATTTATGCAGATATTATTGGCGTAGCAGACACAGATACAGTTAAAACAGCTATAAACAATTATTTTAATGCCTATGGATTTACGCAAACGTATATTAGTTTTGCTCAGATCGGTAAAATTTTATTAGATACGGCGATTATCAAAGACTATAAAAATCTTATCGTATGTGGCGGCACAAGCAATGTACCCATTACAGAAGATCAGATACCAATTTGTGGGACGGTGAAATTAAATGTCTACAGTTAATAAAGATTGGATGCGGCAAAATACGGTTGATGTGACAAAGTACCTTCCAGCGTTTTTGCAATCCGATCCAAATTTTAAGGCCGTTGCGGATGCTTGCAGCTTGGAACATGAAAATATACGTGTAGGTTTACAGGATATATTTAATCAATTTTTTATTAATACGGCTACGTGGGGCTTAAGTATGTATGAATCCGTTTTAGATTTAACGCCGGCCGCAGATGAAATTATTGAGTATCGCCGTAAGCAGATATTAGTAAGATTAAGCGGTTTAGGCATGAGTACGGTTGCTTTCTTAACCAAAATTATTAATACCTATGGCAGCGGATACATTCAAGAATATAACGACCACTATTATTTTAATGTCTATACGGTAACACAGAATGCAGTAGCAGTCCAAAAAATGAAAGAAGATATAAACACATATAAACCGGCACATTTAGGTTTTACGATTTATTTAGGCTATAGCTGGAACGGCAATATTAACTTTGATGGTTCCAGCACATACGGCACTTATTTAATTGGAGGCAACGAGTAATATGGCTTATAACAATAAATGGACGCCTGAATTTCCGGCTAGTGTCGGTAATGCTTTACGTCCTACCGATCCGATCAATAATACAGAAGACTATCAGACAGACGGATTTCCACAATTTATAGCAAATGATCCGGTACGATATGATTTACAAAATGCTGTTTTAAAACAGGTTCTTTCAAACGATGAAAGACTAAATGAAAAAATAGGCGTGACAAATCTTGCACATAATACTGATCCGAAAGCCCACGCTACAGGTATTGCTGGAAATGCGGCAACTGCAACAAAATTAGCAATATCAAAGAATATTTCTATAACTGGAGATGCAACGGGCAGCGTTAGCTTTGACGGATCTGGCGATGTAAGCATAAATGCTACACTAGTGACCGTACCAATTGCAAAAGGTGGAACTGGCGCCATTACACCGGCCGGCGCCCTAGTGAATTTTAATTTAACAGCAACGGCAGCAGAATTAAATTATGTACATGGAGTAACGTCAAATGTTCAAAACCAAATAAACACAAAAGCACCAATAACTTCACCAACATTTGCCGGCACAGTGGCAGCATCAGAATTTGATATAGTAGGAGCTAGTAGTACAGGGATTGGTTCTGGCAATGGAGATACTGGTTATCCTGTAGCTGATCAAAAGGCTAATCTTAAAATATCTAGTTGGCAGGGTACTGGTTTTTATGATGGTTGTACAGGGAATGGATATACGGTAGGAATTAATAATAGGAATGGAGATATAGTTTCAAAGGGGTGTGTAACCGCAAATACTTTTCGGACTAGCGACTGGTTTAGAACGACTGGTGACGGTGGCTGGTATAGCGAAAAATGGGGTGGCGGTTGGCAAATGACCGATGCTACTTGGATTAGAGCTGCTAGTGGGAAAAATGTTTATACTAGTGGTGTATTTCAAGCAGATGGTGGATTCAATGGTGGTCTAAATGGTACAGCTACCTACGCGGAAAGAGTACAAAATGATGGTGGACCGATGCGTTTCCATTGGAATGGTCAAGGTGGTCAACCTCTTTGGGTTTGGGGGAACAGGGATGGAGACTCTGGCAATGCTTACGTATGGAATCCATCTAATTTTAATGTAAATTCGGTTGGTGGTTATACAGCAGATGCCTTGAAAAATAGAACGTCAGGCAGAAATACACCTGTTTTGACACCTTTATTGGATAAAAGTCAAGGAGCAGAAATAAATACAAATACAGGAACAGGCATCCAAGGACAGGGTAAAGATGATTTACATCTTACGCAGTCATATCAAAATTTTGATAAAATTCTAATCTGTTGGGCAAATGACAATCTGGATTTTTTTGGACAAACTCTTTGGGAAAAATGGGAACTTGATTATGCCTTTGGAAATACTTATAGATTTTCTCTGCATAAATCAGGGGATAATCCATACTGGAATATTTGGTCGAGTGTAAATTTAGGAACATCGACTCATCTATTATCTACACCTACACTTTGGAGGACACAAGATCAAAATTCAATGATTAAAGAAATTTACGGATTGACGTATTAATGAAGGGATGATATATATGTTTTATTTATTTAAAAATGGAAAATGCCACTCATTATGTGACGATAAGGCGCGACTTGAAACACTCATTACCGAAGATGACAAAGACGCGGTTATTCTTGAGAATGAGTCTTGGCTGAATCCGTCAGACTTAAGTGTGGTTGATGGCAAAATTAAAGTTAATGTAATAACACAAACGGATGAAGAAATTAAGCAACAAAAATTATCGGCTATCCGTTCAAAACGTGATATGTTATTAGTCGCTTCGGATTGGACAGATACTTTATCAGCTAAAACAAGATTAGGTGATGCGAAGTATGACGAATGGCAAGTATACAGGCAAGCACTTCGCGATATGCCCGACAAAGGTTGTACTGATTTAGATAATCCAGTCTGGCCAACTATTCCAGTTTAAGGCGGTGACAATGTGTCGGATGATGTAATAAAAATTATTCTAAGCAAGCTTGATAAAATTGATGCGAAGCAAGATACACAGGCTGCCCAGTTAAGTGAAATCAATGTTAAACTTGCCTCCATCGAAGAAAAGCAACATCAGCAGGAACGCATAAATTTAGAGGTTGAAAATTTAAAGGAACTTAAAGATCAGGGGCTTGGTATAAAAAGTGTTCTTGCTTGGCTTATTGCAATTGGAATGAGTTTGGTCGCACTATTTAAAAATTAATTATTTTTGGGGTGGGAATATGGATTTTAATAAAATATGGTTAAAGATAAAGCCGGCACTCACGGAAATCGTAAGTTGCACGGCTTTTTTTGTCGCAGTTTATTTAATTGCTTGGTTATGTAATGGACTATATCAGATGCATTTTGATCTTAATAATTTAACAAATTTTTATATGCTGATTATCGGAAAGCAGACAGCACAACATGGTATAGATTCTGTTTTTAATTCAGCACGAGGCGAAGATCCAAATAAAAAATAATGAGGGAGTTTTTAATTATGGAAAGTAAATGGTTTAGTGAAGATGAATTTCGGTGCAAATGTTGTGGTCAATTACCATCAGAAGGTATTGATCAAAATTTAGTTGATATGTTAGATGACATGCGCGAAGCTGCCGGTCAACCTCTTAATTTAAATTGTGGTTATCGCTGTGCTGCACATAATGCCGAAGTCGGCGGAGTTCCCAATTCTCAGCATAACGCAAACCCTTGTACAGCTGCTGATATTGACGCAACAGACATTGGCGTGGAAGTATTAGCTAAACTAGCAGAACAAGCAGGTGCTGATGGTGTGGGAAGGTATATTGATAGTATGTTCGTTCATGCCGATTGCCGCTCTGGTCGCATTAGTGATACCTTTAGATGGGACGGTTGATCATGAATAAAGTAAAAGAATGGTTCATAAAAAACAAGGTGCATGTTAGTTATTGCTTTGTGATTTTTGTTATATTAATAGCAGCATGCTTCTCGTTGTATCACATATATGAAGCTAAAAAAACCGTACCAATACAAACTATACAAAACACAGATAAAACGGCTGTAATCGACGCACAGAAGGCGGTCGGCAAATATAGTTCTGATTCTGATGCGGCCGATGTAAGCAATTTAATTCAAAAGGCAGCAGCAAAACCAGCCACGGTAATATATTATACTTCTACGCAGCAAGAAGCTGATAAACAGGCACAGACCTTGGCAAAGGCAGATAAAGCTGATTATGTTTTAAAACAGACTACCACCGCAAATCCTGTGAAAAAATTAGGAGCGCTTACTGATCAAGAAATTCAAAATAATTATTATGCTATTTCGCAAGAAAGAAAACATAGAATCAGTGCTGGCGCTACTGTTATAGACAGCAAAGCTTATGCAACACTTGCCTATACAAATGATAGAATGACATATGAAATTCATTCTAAAGACTTACAAGGCGTAGATGGTGGCAGTGTTCTTTATACGTTTGCTAAATGGTAATCTGAAACTAATTTAAATATAATACCTGTACACTATAAGAAACGTAAATTCATATAACAATCTTTGACAGAAGTCGAAGCAAACTAAAAACCCTTTAAATTTATGTAGTACTATTGTGTTGTTTTTTATTTTTTTATATAAAAAGAAGCCTTTTCCCCTCATACTTTTTCATGATGGTGTATCTTTTACTATTACTTTACATTTAATTACATTTAAGTTAAATAATGTTTTGGATATATATGTTATAATAAAAAGTGATAAAAAGAACAACAGAGAAAAAGACGATTTTCTCATTAAAAAGTATGAGGGAGTCGAAGGCACAATACATATAATAGGTGCGAACTATATAAAAAGCCTATCTATTATAAAAGAGTTATTAAAGGATACAAGTAAATAGAAAAAAGCATGCATTATTTTGTTATTTATCCCCTCAATCTTAACGGGTTGGGGGGTGAATTTTTGTCTAATTTTAAAAATATTGACTTAATCAGTAAAATACTTGTTGTTGTTATTATCATCATCATGCGTTATAATGAACTAAAACAAAGAAAACTAAACTAAATCTAATTGAACACATCAGTGTTCGGTGTTTTTTGTGTATTTGTCTTTTATAAGATAAAAATACAAACATAAATAAAATTCGTCCTAGTTGGTAATACAAAAAGGGAGGATGAATATCATGAAAGATTTTCAAGAATTCATAAAAGAAAATAAGACTGCATTGTTTGAACTCGCAGAACGGAATACCAAGTACAATGCCGAAGGTCATGCAGTCCTTGAAAAAGATGACGAGTGGCGCAATGAACCTGAATGGGATATTTACTACAAGGAGTTAGTGGCTAATGGAGGAAATCGTTGCAGGTGATGTATGGTTTGTTGATTTTCCATATGAAGAAGATCCAAAAAAATCATCAACAAGACCGGTTATAGTCGTTTCGGTATCTGACGATAAACTAAAAGTTTTGTCTGTAAAAGTAACGAAACATGACATAAGAAAAGAAGATCGTTTTGATACAAAGATTTTTTACTGGGAAGCTGCTTATTTAAGGTTCCCTTCCACCGCACGTATTTCAAAAATCAGAACAATTCTGAGTAGTGATTTTAAATTTCGAATAGGTAAACTTCATCCAGCTGATTGGGAAAATGTTACCAACAAAGTTCAAAAATTTTTCAATGAACAAAATGATATAAACAAGCCTCAGTCGTAAATGACTAGGGGCTTATTTTTTTACTTAATAACTTAAAATATGGTGGATGTCTCTGCTACCTTGTGCTATTATGGTGGTGCGTTAATCTGTTGCTTATAAGAGAGGCAACGAATAAATGATTAAACATAAATATATAACGTATCGTGAGGATCGGGAGGCTTACCAAATTAAGCTTACTGTTCCAGTGCAGCAAGATGGGAAAGTTATTCGTAAACCTATAACTCGACAGGCTAAAGATTTAGATGATGCAATACAGATACGGGATGACTTGATCAATCTTTATAGGCTCGATAAATCCTTATTGATAGATGTTCAATGTGTCAAGAAAATTGTGAAGCAAAAAACACAAGATAAAAAGTTAGACAAGCTTATGGCAAAATGGTACGAGACCTATAAAAGTCCGTTTTTAGGCTTTAAGACCCGCAATAATTACGACACTGCTATTTATGATCGGATTATACCGGCTTTTGGCAATTTAGATGTGGACACGCTTACCAGAGATATTGTGCAAAAATGGATTATCGCAGTGCAGCAAGGGTCACCAAAAAAGTTAAGTCAAGAGACGGCAAGGGCAATCATATGCAAGCTTCATAGTTTTTATGATTATCTGATTGACATAAACATTGTGTCAAAAAATCCATGCCAGCGAATTATATTTTTAAAAACGGAAAAAAAGATAAAACATACTATATCCCCAAAAGAAAAATTTAAGATTCTTATGGCAGCAAAACAATTAAATTATGTATATTATGTATTATTCTTTTTTCTTTTTTATTCTGGCGTTAGACGTGGAGAAGCTTTGGGATTAAGGTGGTCTGATATAGATTTTACAAGAAAAAACGTTCATATCGAAAATACCATACAAATGGACGCTAAAGGGAAATCTTATGTAAAACCATCACCAAAAAATGACGGGAGTATAAGAGATATTCCAATTACGGACGCTATCATTCTTGATTTGCAACAACTAAAATCCCATTATATGCACTATCATGATGGAATAATAAGCGAGTATGTTTTTCGGAACAAAAACAAAGTATATCTAGATCCCAACAATATTTCTCAGACTTTCAAACGTATCTGTCGTAACTTGGGTCTTAATAATATTTCAATTCATTGCACTAGACATACAATGGCTACCACTATGATTAACAGAGGCGTTCCTATA